ATGCGGCCTTCCTTTCTTTTGTTGTCGGTGGCGACCGGCATCCGCATAATGTATTGTAAGGACGATTGTCTTCGTGACTACCAGCAGGAGATGAAGACCCGCCTCTTTGAAGAGTGGGAACTTCACCGGAGTGTGATGGTGCAGATGCCCACCGGTACGGGAAAAACGCATCTGCTGGCCGCCATAGTGAGGGAGTTCTTGTGTGGTTCCGACACCCGGGTATGGATTGTGGCACATCGCAGGGAGCTGGTGGAGCAGATAGAGGAAACGGTTGCCCGATACGGGATGAGGAAGGAGGACGGAAGTGTGAAAGTGATGTCCATCCAGTGGTTATCACGAAATCGGAAGGCTATGGACGGGCAACCGGATTTGATCGTTATTGACGAGGCGCATCATGCTTTGGCGGAAACCTACCGGGAGCTTTGGAAGAAGTATCCGGAGGCGAGGAAACTGGGTATGACTGCCACGCCCTGCCGGCTGAACCGCAAAGGATTCACAGATTTGTTTGATACCTTGATCACTTCATGGAGTATTGTGGAATTTATCGGGAGGGGCTGGTTGTCGTCATTTGACTATGTGTCCATCCGTGCGAACAGTAAAGAGCAACGGCTGATTGACTCGTTGAAGAAACGGGGCGCGGACGGGGACTATCAGGTAAAGGAAATGAACGCGGTGCTGAACCGGGAGACCGGCATCAGACGGTTGTATGAAAGCGTCCGGAGACATGCCGCAGGGAAGAAAGGGATTGTCTATGCCGTGAGCATTGCGCATGCCCGACAGATTGCCGCTTATTACAGCTTGCATGGTGTGAAATCCGTTGCTATCGACAGCAAGACTCCTGCTTCGGAACGTGGGAAATTGGTAGAAGCTTTCAGGCAGGGAGAGATCAGCGTATTGGTTAATGTGGATATTTTTTCTGAAGGGTTTGATTGTCCCGATGTGGAGTTCGTGCAACTGGCTCGTCCCACGCTTTCGTTAGCGAAATATTTGCAACAGGTGGGACGGGGGCTGCGGAAGTCAGATGATAAGGAATCATGTATGCTGATAGATAATGTAGGGTTGCATCGGATTTTCGGTCTGCCTGTCTGTGATCGTGACTGGGAGGCGATGTTCGAAGGACGGATGGCGGGAAATGCTCAGCTCCGGACACGGATGGAGAACAACGGGCTGTCTGTGTCTTGCTCGCTATCGGAAGATAGCAAACGGAATGAAGGACTGGAAATTGTGATGACACACAACTGTCTGCTGGATGCTATTCGGAACGGGAATTTGATTTGTTTGGGAGGAGGTGGTCCGGTCGGTGAGGAACAATGGACTGTTTTGAAAGCCTGTCATGATCGGCAGAGTGGTTTGTGGGGCTTGAGATGTGGGAACAAAATCACAGTGATTCCTCAATACCGGGAAGTATTTGATATTTGTGCAAACCGGGCTGCTGTCCGTTTTAAAGATGGCCGGACAGGAGTGGTGGATGAGTCCGGAGTTCCCATGGTGGTGACAGGCTGTTGCCGGAGATTGAGATTCCTGAAGGGAGAACTTCTTTCTGTCACCAAAGAGGACGGGAGTGACTGTTACACCGATTTGAAGACAAACAGAACTTATCAGGAGAGGCCGGTGGTTTTTTCATACGGCGGCATAGAGCTGCTGCGGGTGGGGGAGACTTTCCATAGCCGCACGCGGAAGGCGTATACCTCTATGCATGGTTTGCACAAAGACAGTCTTTGTTTTTATGGTTTCTACTTGAAGATACCGGATTACCGTGTTCCGAAGTCTTGCCGGCTAGTTGATCCTGTGTGGTCTACTATATTTGATGTCTTCGCCTGCGTGCTGGAAGGGGATGATGAAGAGGTGTACTGGTGTTGTGGTTGTTTGGCGGACCGGAGCATTGTGGTGATGGACGGGGAAGGAAGCTATTATCATGTGGAGAAAGGAAAGGGGAAGCGGTATATAGCTTGTAATGCTCCTAAGGCGGGCGAGGCGGATTTTGCCTCCGTGGTGGAAGGTCTGAGGAAGGAAGCCGGGAGGCGTGCGGAGAGTATACAGCGGGAACGGCAACAGAATGAGGAAGAGAAAAGGCGGAAGAGGCTGGAGGAAATAAAAGATGTCCTTCCTTTCCGGATGGGGATGAAGTGGGGGCTGAAATGGGGAGATCACATCGTAGTGCCTCCCTGTTACCGGAATATCTGTATTCCTGTGGGCGGTTATTGTGCTTTTGAAGGGAATGCTTGCCAGTGGGGAGTAATGGCGCTGGACGGTAAAGTAGTGGTGGAGGCCAGATATCAAAAGGTGGAGATAAAGGGGGATGGTACGGTACATCTGACTATCATTCCAGGTAAGGTGAAGATAATCAAACTTTGACGGATATTGAATTGTTTGGTATGGAGTGGGTAAATTTCAGTATATCACAGATATTTGATGAGGAGAGCAATTAGTGTAAAATAAAAAGAAGCGGTAGAATACCGCTTCTTGAGCCGAAACCGGGACTCGAACCCGGGACCTATTCATTACGAATGTTTATCCAA